GATGGCGATGGCCGCCAAGGTCGTGTTGGCGTTGATCGCGGTTTTGAGAGCCGCGGCTACCGTCGTCGCACTCTCTCCCGCCCCGAGCGTATGGCTCACGGTAACGGGAAGCGTCGAGACGTTCGCGTTCGTGAACGTCAGCGAAACCACATCTCCGCTTGTGAACGTCGAACCGCCAATTGAAGCCGTCAACGTCGCCGTCAGTGCGCCGCCCGTTGCCACAAGCGCGCCTCCGATGGGCGCGAGCGTGACGGTTTCATTCCCCGTCCCGGTTTGCGTTCCTGAGATCGTCGTCGCATAACCGACGTTGCCGATCGCGGTAAGAGCGAACAACACCGAAGTCGAGTTGCCGATCGCGCCTTGGTGCGTGATCGTGAGCACAGCGCCCGCCGACGTGGCGGCAACGTGGGCGTTGCTGAGAACTGAATTTGCGCCGATCAATGTGGCGAACGCCGCCGCGATCGTCGTCAGCGTGTCTGACGAAACAATCGTGTGCGAAAGCGAAACCGGAAAATTGTCGAGATATTCATTCAGGATATCGATGACCAGAACGTCGCCGATGTTGAGAGCCGAACCTGAGAACGTCGCCGTTATTGTCGCCGCGGCGACCGTCGCGCTTCCCAGGACATAAGCCCCGTTGTCGATATCGACCGCCACAACGTCAGCCGTTGGCGATGCTTGGTTTCTCGCGATGGAAATTTTATTCGTGCCTGGGAATGCGCCTATCGAACTGACCGAACCGGACCCATTGACGGTCGCGGCCTCATTCGCCCATGTCTCATACGACAGGCTTCCGACAATCAGCCCGCCCCGATATCCGCTGTAGGCCGTTGCCGCGAACTGAGAAAGGCCGGCGCCCCGAATCCACTTGACCGCCTTGCCGTCTTCCCCGATCGGCTCGGCGTGGCAGTTCACCAAACGCCCGGCGCTTTCCTGCGGGTTTGCCCCCGGAGCCGTCGAGGTCGGGAATGGGATAGGGACGGGGCGTCCGGTTGCCATTTAGAACGACTCCGTCGCCAAAATCTCATAGGTCGGCCTGCCCCGGCTCATGATCTTGATCGACTGCGCGGCCGTTCCTGACAAGATCGGGATAGCCCCCCCGCCGAGTCCCGCCGCCTTGAAGCGCATGGTGTCCTCAGCCGACGAACCAAAGTCCGTACAGACCTCGCCCGCCACAATGTCGGCGAGGTCGCTGAACCACTCGCCGGGAATATTGTTCGGGTCGGCGACATAGACCAATTCGAGCGCCGAGAGCTTCCGAAAGATGCTGTCCAGGTTTTGGCTGACCGTCTCGAAGTCTTCGACCTCAACCGTCTGTCCCGCCGCGACGACGCCGAGAATCGACAGGACTTTCGCGACGAGATCCGTCGAAGTTCGATAGGGCTGCGTCGCGAGCGTCATGCCGTTACCTCACTTATGCGCGCCATGGAAGATCTAAAATGCCATGCTTCACCCAAAGGCCGGCGACGGTCATTTCCGTCAGCCCTTCCTCAAGGCGCATCTGGCGAAGCCGCGGCTCGATGATCGTCCCGAGCCATTGGATATCGTCGGACCCGACTTCGCATTCGACGCGAAGCTGGCGCTCCGACGCCCACATGGAAATCAGTTCCTCGACGCCCCGCGTCAGCTTCGCCCATCCGACGACATGCGCGCGATATTCGTCATGCGTCGTCGGCTTCCTTGCCGGGTCAGGCGTATCTTCCTCGCCCTCGACGCGGAAAAACCGATTGCCCTTTGCCGCTTCGATATGGTCGGCCTCTTTGATGCGAACGGGCTCGTTTGCTTTGAACACGACGCCACGCCATTTCGCCTCGCTCGGATCATCCCGGCCAGGGATATAGGTCACGAGCCGACCTTCTTCGGCCGCAGGCTCGCCAAGATCGGATTTCGATTTCGCCATCTTCATCCCTCGGGGTGAGGCGAGGGGCCGCAGCCCCACGCCGATTTCTGGTCAGAGGTCGTTCGCCATCGTGTAGCAAATCACGATAGTAACCGAGCCCGTCGTTGCCGCGGTTCCGGTCTGCGTATATTTGGCGTAGAGCGGCACAGCGCCATTGAGAGCCGTCTGGTAGGTCGAACTGCCCGTGACCGCCAAGGCGAGACCGACCGCCGTGGTCAGATGCCGAATGCCCGTCGCGATCGTGGTCGTGCTGTTACTGATGTTCGCGGTAGCGCTGGCTCCATCCGCGACGATCTCATTCGCATTCGCCTGCGTCGCGCCGATCGTCAGCACGTTCGTCGTGGCCGCGTTGAACGCCGTGGTCACGTCCGAATCGATCGACAGGATATAGGCGTTTTTCGGAAGAGCGCCGAAGTTCTGGCCGGTCGAGATATTCGTATCGTTGAAGTTGATCGTCACCTGATAGTAGCAGAGCGCCTGCCCGTCGACGCAGTTTCTCGCCTGGGGAACACGCTTCTGATCGAGGCTGAGAGCCGACGCCGGAACGGCGAAGGCCAGAGCGAGGAGCGCGAACAGCGCGCCCGCAAGGAATTTCTTGAGCATGGTGAAAGCCTTTCGGAAGGGTTGAGAGGACGGCGCGCGAAACGCCGCCCATGATTGAGATCAGTCGTTGACGGCGGCGGTGAACGAAGTGAAAACGCCCCACTCGCGAAGGTTGCCGGCCGCGGTTTTCTTGAACATTTTGGCCACGCCATAGGCCATCTTGAGGCCAGCGCCGCGGATGAACTGATAGTCATCCTCCTTGCGGAAAGTCGGCGTCGGCATTTTGCCCCAAGCCCAAGCCTGCGCCTGCTGTCCGCACAGGAAGTTCGGGGCGACCTGAATGCCGGTCGAGCCGGCCGTCTGGTAGAAGACGGGGAGGCGAAGCGAGAGTTCCGGGATTTCCCGGATGATCACGCCGTTGTAGAGCAAGTCGCCGTCCACGAAGATCGGGTTTTTCAGATAGCCTTGCTGCTCACGAGCACGGGAGTTCTGATTCGCCGTCTTGATGTCGGTGTCGTTCTGCGCATCGCGGAACGCCTGCTGGCCGACGAACATCACGAACCATTCCGTGCCGTTCTCCTTCAGCTTGTACGGACGGATGCGCGGATTTGCGACCTTCGCCGCGCGCTTGGCTCGATTCACGATGGCGCCCGAGAGGGTCATCGCCGACGTGATGTTCGCCATGGAAGTAGCGAAGTTGCCGGCGCTCAAGTTCGCGGTGTTCGACGAGCCGATCAACACGCGGTCGGCGTTGTCCGTGATCCACGTATTTCGCTGCGCCGCCGTCGCCGAATCGAACAGCAAGCCGTTGACGCGTCCGCCGTTCGTCGACCCGAGAGCGGCCGGCGCGCTTTCCGAGGGGAGCGCATAGAACGCATCGCAGATTTCATCGCGCTGGAGTTCCTTGCCCCAATCGACGAGCATGGGCTTCGCCTGGGCGAACAGGTCGATACTCGACTTCTGCTCTTCGGCGTTGTTGATGACGACCGCGTTGCGCGCCCAATCGATCCATGCGCGCATTCCGTAGTTGTCGAGCGCCTCTTCGTTGCCGACGAGCGGGCCGACGCCGATGGCTTCGGCCTGTAGGCGGGCCATCAACGGAATGTTGATCTGCTCGCCGCCATTCTTGCCGCCCTTGTCGAGATCCGGGACAACGCGGATGATCGAGTTGACGTCGGTTCCCATGTACGGCGAAAACAGGTTTTCTCGAACGTACTCCTTGAAGATTTCCTTGCGGAAAACGATGAGTTTGTTGTTTACCTGAGTCGCAGTGTAAGCCACGGCCCTAACCTTTCAGTTGGCCGTGGGGCTCGACCGCGCTAGCGCCTTTCAGCCAACACGCGGGAGCCCATCACGGCTATCGCCAAGCAGATTCGAAAGTTGCGCTTTCCGACCCATCAATGATTTCGTGGTCGTTCGGCGATCTTCCGTTGCCCCCGGTCACTCGGCTGAGTGACTGCGGAAGGCGGGTGATGTTTCTCGGCTTTCCCGTCTCGCCGTTGGTCGCGTCGGCCCGTAGGCTTTCGACAACCTGCCGTTTAAACTCGGGGTCCGCCATGAGCGCCTTGCGGGTTTCTTCGGCGATCCTCGCCTTGTAAGACGTGGGATCGTCGCCGACCTCTCGCAGGGTCTCATTGCGCTTGTGCCATCGCACAAGCTCGTCGCCGGGGTTCGGCGCGCGATACATGCTCTGGACGAGAGCGCGGTTTTCGGGCTTCGCAGGGTCGAGTTTCTTGACCGCATCGAATGCGGCGATGAACGTCTCGCCGTGCTTCTGGTGCGCCATGGACAGGCTTGTTTCGACGCGCTGCGCTTCCATTTGTCCGCGCAGTTGAGCAAGGCTTTCGTCTTGCTGACGCTTCATGTGGGCGATGAACCCTTGCGGGTCCTCGAAAAGGTCGGGGATTTTGGCGGGCTCGACCTGGGCCTGCTGTTGCAAAGCCGGCTGAGGCTTGGCAACTGCGGCGCGAAGCTCCTCGAAACGAGCATTCAACTCGTCGATTTGCTTTTTGCCGTTGGCTTCCGTCTCGGCGAGTTTCGAGCGAAGCGTTTCGCGTTCGGCTTCCGCCGCTCGCCGGGCTTCACTTTCCTCTCGCAACCGGCCGGCAGGAACGCGGCCTCGGGTCTCTTCGACCTTCGTCGCGTCTGGCTTGGCCGGCTTTTCTGCCGTCTCGTCCTTTTCCGGCTTGGCTTCCGCTTCGACCGTTTCGGCCTCGGTTTCCGTCTCGCCGTCCTCAGCTTCTTCCGGTTCGACTTGGCCTTCCAGCCCGTCGCCCATGTGCTCGGGTCCGCGGTCGCCGCTTTCGTCAAGCGTCAACTCTTCTTTCCCGAACGCGTCGCCGAAGATTTCATTTTCGGTGCCTATGATTGCGTCTCGAATGATGTCCTGTTCGGTGGCCATTTGTTTCTCACGTTATCGCAGTGATGCGGCGCTTCGATTCCGTCCGAAGCGAGTAGACGCGTCCCGTATCGCGGTGACGATGCGAATAGGCGATAACCCACGCCAATCGGAGGCCTGTATCGTTGGCCGGACGAACTGATAGACCGCGCGAGTAGCTTCCCATGAAGTCAGTACCACTCGACGTAAAGCGGCGAGGACGCAACGCTCGCGATGCAGTTCATCGCCCCTTTCGGGACGCCATACGTGTTTGGCCCCCAGGACACGGACTGGCCTGGGGCAAGCTGGAACGACGTGCTCGAATTCAGAACAGCCGTCGCCCCGAACGCGCACGCGATTTGAGCGCTCGTCGAAGTGTTTTGCGCCTGGAGGAAATTCTGAGCCGTCGACCCGGCCAAGCAAGTTCCGCTCGTCGCCGCAACCGTGCATCCGGGGAAGTTCCGATTCGCGGGCGGCGGGGGCTGATCAACGGCATAGATCGGTGTTGCGGCGTTGTTGCCGGTCGGAAGCGACGGCGCATAGGATACAACGGCAACGCCAGCGTAGGCCAAGGCGTAGACGTGAGAGGCAGAGTCCGCTTGCTGGAAAATGATCGGCGGGCCAACAATGAGGCTCGTACCGCCCGTGCTCGGGCTCGACGGCGGGCTGTCCGCAACGACGATGAGCGCGTAGCCGTTGAGCGTCTGGACCTGTACCGGCGCTGCGCCGAGATCGGTGTAGGACGACTGCGAAAGCGTCGCCGACAATGTGGACGCGGCGAACGCATCCCCGCCGAGAGCCAGCCATGTGAGAGCCGCAAGGATTGTGAGAAGACGCTTCATGGTGTCGCCCTAGATTGTGTTCTGCTTGAAGGGATCACCCTCAACGGGGGTTAGGATGTAGTGGGCTGCGCCGGTCGCCATTAGAGCAGGAATCGCGTATTTCTTCAAGATGTCGATAATCTTGTCATCGAACACGACGTAGTTGCGAGAGCCGAGGTTTGATGCATAGGCGTTGGCTGATTTCTCGTCCCTGAAATACGTAGACGACTGATTTGCCCGGTTTGTGACCCGCCACTCCCGCTCGCCGGGGTGATGCATAAACTCGCTCGGGTCTACGGGCTCTACTTTTACGTTCGCATAACCGCGCGATCCGGCGTCGAGATATTTGATTCCGGGGATGCCGGACGTGCGGAACCCCTCGGATGCTTTGTCATGGTCCCCTCTGAATCCTTCTGTAACGGCACTCCATAAACTTTCTCCTTTCCATTTATCCGGCGTAGCACGCTCACCATTTGGCAACTCAACGCGACCACTTTCATCTACAGGAAAAGATAAATTGTCTCTTACGTGCTGGCTTTGTTCACTCAGCGGCTTATCCCAGTCGAGAAAATGCTCGGGGTTGGCGGCGATCTTGACTTGATACATATGCCCTTCTAGCGGGGTTGATGTCACATCCCAATAGTCGCCAAAATTGATAAATTTTGATCCATCCTTAAACTCAGATATCTTAGCCCCAGATCCTGATGGGTCATCATAATTCTTTACGGAAATACTATTCGCTATTTTCTCAATATTTCTTCCACTCGGATGGTCAAACGATGATCCATCATCTCGGAACATTGCGGACAATCGGCTAGCGATGTCTATTCCATTAGCCGTGTTGCCTGCCGTTAGTTGGTTAATCCCACTAAGTTGGTCTCGATAATTTTTCGCAATCCCCTCATTTTCAGCGAAATAGAGCCCATGCCCGTAAGCCTGATTGCCCTCGCCAGTCCCTATCTTGCTGAGGTCGAACTTATCGAAGGAATGAGGCGAGCCATGATAGGCGATGATGCCCGGCTCGGGTTCCGACGCGCTCGACGCCGCACCTCCCGGACCTCTCGGTCGCAACTGCATTTCGTCGGGATAGTCTTGCGTCAGTTTCGGCGAGAGGCTGGAGCGCTCGCTTGGCGTCAGCCATGCCCGGCTCTCGACGTTCCGGGCCTCGGTCTCGCCCATCAACCGACGATAGCCTT